GTACCCACCTAAGGGTTAAACGTCCCTTAGGCCGCCCTGCTTGCCCAAGCGACCTTTCAGGTCCTCGGGACTCCAAGACTTCTTCCAGGAGGGGCTTACTGCCCCTTTCGGAGAAGAACTGGAGCAACAGGGCTTCCCAGCCGGGAAGCTTGCGCTCAACTTTAACATCGAGCACAAGCGCCCTCACCTCTAGCACCTGCAGGTCAGGATTAAACCTAACCTTAAGGTGATGCTCCGAAGGAGCATAGGAGAAGACGCACGGCTGGCTGACATCCCTTTTCGCTACCCTGAGCACTTTACGTACCTTCGGGTCAACTGTGTTCAGTAAGTACGAGGCAGCGTGCCAGAGCCCCTTCCTATGGAAGTTGTTCGAACACGCAATCACACTCACTAGGGATTCAGGTTTCCTAGAGTCATATGGCTCAAGGAGATACGCGGGGGTCACGTCGACCCCTGAGTAAGCGTCGAGGCCGCACGCCTCCCGGAACAAACCTGTTCCGTGAGACTTAGCGGCATTCACCTTGAGTCCAGCCTCCGTGAGGAGGTTGACCAGGGTACTATACGCGCTCGTAGGAAGGATGATATCATCCCCGAACACACGTATATCTGCACAAGCATCCCTCACCAATTTCTTGGTGAGGCGGCGGTCATCCTGAAGGAGAACTGCCGCCACTGCAAAGATGGTAAATACCACCGTCTGCACAGGGAAGGTACAGGCCGAGCCCATGACAGCGAACTTGTTCGCTATGTGGACAGAGCCATCTGGCATCCGATAGGTGCGAGTCCTAGTAGCGTGAAGAACGTCTAAGACGTCCCTGCGCGACTGGAACACGTATTCAACGAGTCTCGTTGAGAGGCGGTCGGAAGCAGCGGAGAGATCCACTGTGGCCAAACTGCCATCTATCGAAGCTCTCAGGGCCATGCCCTGGGAGAGATCCTGCCGACGAAAGTCGATAGAACCCGAGATGCATGAACCCCCAACAGCATCAACAAACCATCGTAAGACGGCCTGCTGGCACCATTGGTGACTAGTCGGTTCCGCCGCGATGATGCGGGGTCCCTTCTGGGTCTTGGGAACACACAATACCTT